CTCTGTGTTCTCTAATCCATGTGTCATATGTAATCATAGGTAACACACGTACTCTATCGGACACACTAGTAACATTAGTAGATAAATCTCTATTAGTTACTAGGAAAGTATTCCAGTCTATCTTAGCTTTTAAAGAAGCAGGTAGTTCCTTGAGATCATACCATTGTTTACCTGCGGTTAACTGACGTACCTCTGTTCGAGGTTCCTTGTCTATTGATGTTTGTAACCAAGGCCACTTAGTACTTGTATTAGTTATATCAAAGAAAGCACGATTAGCAGATTCCTTTGCAAACTGTTGAAGACCACGAGCATTCTCAAATTGCTGTTCAGTCATAGGTACTTCATTGATCTCACGTAACGCTAGGTTAGTGAGTTGAAGAAATGTATATGCCATCTATATTCTCCTTAACGAAAAAAGGGATCCAAAGTAAACCTTGGATCCCTTTGGGGGTTCGCAGTGTTACCTAGGTAACTACTATGCGTAAACTACGTAAGCTACAGCTAACGCTTCTGGACGAATGATCGCACGACCGTATACATGTAAACCACGTACCAAATCAGCAAACGTTGATTCTGCACGAATCTTCTCGACCTTATCAATTGAACTAACAGTAGCACAAGCACTCATGTGACCTGCTAATACAACATCACCGTTAACAGCACCTACATCATCACCACCGATAACTACGTTAGTACCAGTTGATTGTTGACCATCGTCATCTGCTTGATCTTCAGTAGAACCTGTAGTATCAGTAACAAAACGAGGAGAGTTGTTAGTCTTGTATAAAGAGAAACCACGAAGCTTACCAGTCATTGCTAAGCCATTCTTAAGACCACCTTCACCTTGGTTGTAATCAGTTGAAAGTAACTTACTGTCTGTACGAGCAAGTAACTCCATGAAACGAGGGCTTACTACTACGTAACGACCTTCTTCAGGAACTTCAGCTTCATCTAGTTTTAAACTAAGTAAAGACAAAAGATTCAAAGGATCAGTTTCAGTTGCACCGTGACCTAAAGTGATTGCGTTAGTAGTTTCTTGAGCTGTCTCGTGAGTACCACCGTTAACGATGTTAGCCGCTTGAGCACCTTGAGACATAAACTTAAGTACATCACGGTCATATGAATTCTTTAATGCAAACGTAGCTGAACTAGTTGCTAAAGATTCCCAGCTGATGTGAGATAACTTATCTTCGATATCATCAATTTGGAATGCGAAGTGGTTAGCTTTATCGATTTCGATTACTACATCGTTATCTTCTAACTCTTCAATCTGAATAGAAGCACCACGAGTGTACGGCTTAACAGATAATTTAGGCTCTAACATAATACGAACACTGTCACCAAATGAAGCTAGTTCACCGTAGTAATCAGAGTTAGTAATACCTTCGACAACAGAAGCTGTACGGAAGAACATAAGAACACGTTGAGAAAAGATTTCAGGAGAGAAACCACCTACTGCTGCAGGAGAGTTACCACCGAAGTTACTGGTACTAGTACCGTTAAATTTAGACATTATTTTTACCTCTTAAATTAAGTATTGGAAACTCGGCCTTCTCGATGAGCTAGTGTAATCACTTCGTCCCACTTAGCATATTCAGCTGGGGGCATGCCACGGATGTCTGAAGCTTTCCAGATATACGCAGGATGATTACGACTATTAGTTTCAGTGGCTGCACCGCTTTGGGCTGCAACATCAACTGAAGCATCTAATTGAGAAGTCGTTGTATTTTGACCTGACTCGTACTTGTAAAGACTAAGCGCTTTAATCGCTAGATCAGGGTTATCTGGGTTATTATAGATCCAATCTTGTACTCCTGCAGTTTGACGAGAGGCCCATGCCGCGAACTGATCAGAGTTTATAACCTGCTCAAAGTCGGGATGCGCTGCTTTAATCGCTAGCTGTGCTTTTTCCATCTTGGTATCTAATAAGTCATTCTGAACACCAGCCATCTTCTGATCATAACCTTGTAGTTGGGTCTGAGCAATCTCGGTAGCCATGTGTTGAATAACATTGTACATCTCAGGGTTCGCTGCCTTGAACGCATCCATTTCTTCTGGGGTTCTCGGAGCGGTGACCTTGGGTACACCTTGTTCTTGCAAAGTCTTAATCTGGTTCGTTAGCTCGTTTATTTTGCGAGAGTTGAACGATTGTAAGTCTTTATAACGTTTTTCCCAATCGTGATTAGGCTGTTCACTAGTCGGTGCGGCTCCTTGATCAGAGGGTGCATTGTCAAGTCCTACGGTATCAGAGTTCTGGTTACCTGCTTGATTAAGTAAACTACGTTGTGTTGTTTGAGTCATTTGATTCTCCTTTTCTAGGTCAATACTTCAGGGTACTTAAGAGATCCTTTGTACTTGAGTTCTAGTGTTAATTGATGAACTAGGGTTACCCTTAGGCTCCTAGTTCAGTTTTAAGTTGAGATGGAAGAACTTCAATTTTACGAAGAGCAGCTAACTCTCCTTGAAGTTTCTTTAGATCCTTCTCATCACATGTTTGTAATCGGATAACTAAGGCACTAATTTCAACCGCCAAATAGTTTTCAATTATTTTCCAATGATCCCTGTGTTTAATCAGGGACTTCATGTTATACGCTTGACTCTTGGCCATTTATACCTCCTGGGTTACCTGCACCTTCCGTATTCGCAGTAGCGTTAGAAGTCGCAGGATCACCTGCTTGCTGTGCTGCATTCGCTTGGTTACTCTGGGAACTAACACCACCAGCCATTCCTATGATCTCAGCG